TGATACTACATTTCATAATACAGATGAATGGAGAATCAGTTTAAATTTTGAAATTATTACAAACAACAAACTTTATTTAAAACAATGATTAAATCTTTTGGTTTATTAATTTTAAGATTATCAATCGGAACGATGTTGATACATCACGGATATGAAAAAACAGCAGATATAGAAAACTTTGCAGATGCATTTGTAAGACCTATTGGATTACCATTTCCAATATTTTCTTCATATATTGCAGCCTACTCTGAGATATATGGTAGTTGGTTGTTGATAGTTGGATTGTTTACAAGACTAGGTGCGTTAGCTATCATAGGAACTATAACAGTTGCAATCTATCATGCGATTGTTACAGCTGGTTTTAACATCTATTTGTTAGAACTTCTTATTCTATACTTTGGTGGAGCATTTTGTGTTCTTTGTTATGGTGGAGGAGAGTTTGCCATTGACAGATTCCTTAGAAAGTTTAGAATTAAATTTAACAGACCACACTTACCTTTTGAATAATGAATTGTTGGCATTGTAACACAGAACTTATCTGGGGCGGAGACCATGACATTGACGATGTGGAAGATATGGAGTATGATATAATTACAAACCTTACTTGTCCTAAATGTGAATCTTATGTAGAAGTCTATCATAAGATCGAAAACAAATTATGATTTTTTTAGCATGTCCGCCAGTTTATACTTTGCCTGGCACTTGGAGTGATCCAGATAAAATTGCAAAGTGTAATGACACACTTATACCACACTTTACATTCAATCCTGATTATACTTTTGGCATATCGATTGCAGTGATTACTGTTTTGTTGGCCGCATATGGTATATACAAAGGTTTCTTTGCAAATAAAAACCTAGCAGATCCTTGGGATGATCACGATGACTAAATCAACTTTTGCTAAAACTAAAGCACAAATCAAATCTTATCAATATTATTTGTTCTGGGGTGCTTGCACGTTTGCAGTCATGGCTGGACAAATCTATGTTGGAACTGGATATCGTAACATGTCTGAATCTCTTGATAAACTTGTAGATGCATATGTTAATAGACCAAGAGTTATGCCAGCAGATAAACCCTTATATGAAATGCCTATTATAAGATGAATCTAAGTGAAAGTGATGCTGCCTACGCAGCAGACCAATTCATCAATTACTTCTCAAACTTAGGACGTATTGATGAATATCTTCGTAATGTAAAATTAGATCGTATGTCAAAGATGCCTACATATCTTCCTGGCTGTGGGCCTGAAGAAGATATGTTTGATGCGTTTGACATGCACCCAAATGACATGAACTTCAAAGTTTATGCCGCTGGAAAAGATGATAGTTTCTCAAATGAATATTTCAATGAGAGACTTCAGATAACAACTTCTCATTCAATTGAGAGTTCAATTCCTGGCAAATCACTTAAGTGGATTGTCATGGAAGAGAACACACAACAGCTTATTGGGTTTATAAGGTTCGGTTCTCCTACAATTAATTGTAAACCTCGTAATGATTGGTTGGGAAGACCACCTGAGTTGAAAAGATTTAATCGTCATTCAATCATGGGATTTATTATTGTTCCGACTCAACCATTTGGATTTAATTATCTGGGTGGTAAACTTCTGGCACTATTATGTTGTTCTCATGAGGCTAGAGAACAGTTAAATAGTAAATATGGTTCAGACATTTGTTTGTTTGAAACCACATCACTTTATGGCACAACAAAGTCATCATCTCAATATGATGGATTGAAACCTTACATGAGATACAAAGGATTGACTATGAGTGACTTTACTCCTTTGTTACATGATGATGTCTTTAAAGGATTAAATAAATGGTTTATAGCCAGAAACAACGACAAACTATTAGTCAAAGAGGACGCTTCGAGTCGCAAGTTAAAGACTCAACAAAAGATGATATCTATCATCAAAAAGAACTCGTCTTCTCAAAAGGCTGCGGAGTTTCAGACTGCAATTGTAAATGCAAAGAACCTCACTGAAAAGAAAAGAGTCTACTTCAGTGACTATGGTTTTGCTAATTCTAGGGAAGTAATTCGAGGAGATACTGACAAACTAGAGAAAAACCCCATCAACTTTGATAAATTCTATCAAGAGAACCTCATCAAATGGTGGAAAAACAAGGCCTCTAAAAGATATGAAAGTCTTAAGTCCAGTGGTTCTCTTAGAACAGAATTAGAGGTTTGGACTAAAGATATGCACATCGACATCATAAGGTAATTACTCATGATCAAAACACTAATCACAGAATTTCCTTTATCAGATCTTCCAAAAGAAAGAACTGTTACTGAGGAAAAGATTCGTAAGTACACATACACAAAAGAAGAAGTTAAAATTCTTCTTGAAGCTGCTGTTAAGGAAGCTGTTGATGAGGCACGGAGAATCGATGATGAATCAATGGCAAAACATAATCGTGAAGCTACTGTCATCAGTATGATTCTTGGATTTACAACTCTCGCATTGTTTGTCGATGGACTCTTAAGAATGTTGGGTATCATTCCACCATTCATGCACCTAGATGTAAACATTCTAGACAAAATAGAGACTGACATTATAGATAAGATAAAACAAGTCCCCATACAAAAGATACTTCAACAAGGTTTCCGATGAGTGACACTCTAATCTTTATCTATCTTATATTTTTCGTTATGCTTTTTGCTTCCACTTTTGCATTTATGTTTAGAATGATGGGATCAACTTTAAATGATTTGAATAAACCCATGAGAAATGTTCATCCCGAAATGAGTGATGTTAAAACAGGAGATGAACTTCTTGTTTTTACACCAGAAGATGAAGAAGATGATGATGAAGGAGACGTTGTTATTATCAGAAAATAAATTATGAAAGATTATGACGATTCAAACTGGAGAAAAGAATACAAATCTTTTGCCAGAAACAAAATGGAAATTGAATTACTTGAAAATGGGCCAAAGAGTTTATCTCAATCATGGCATCTCCAAGCACTGTATAGTAATTGGAAAAAAATAAAAGGTATCAAAGACCCCGAACCTTTAGATTTACAAACTAATTTCAAAGACTGGAGCGAGAAACATGACTAGACCAAACGACCTCTGGGATGATATGTCTATTCTAAATTCTCTATATGGAGAACTTTGTTGGGATAATGATGACCCTATAGAATTTATACCTGATTATGAAAATGATCAAATCATTGTGAAAAGAAAAAAATGGAATTGAAAGATTGGTTAAACTCAATCAACACAAATAAAAATAATTTGATTGATGAGGATATTGATTTAGAAAAGAAATATCCATCTTATATTATTAACAGATGTCTATCTGGACAAATAGATTCTGTAATGTTTGCGAATGAAATGAACAAACATCCTAATCTAGCAAAGAAGTTACAATATGACTTTTTTCTAAATAGTCTTAGGAAAAGGAAGAGATACTCTCCTTGGCTTCGTAAAGAACAAATTGAAAATCTTGAACTTGTCAAACAATACTATGGTTATAGTAATGAAAAGGCAAAACAGGTTTTGAATATTCTGACTAGAGAACAACTCTCGTTTATTCGAGATCGACTTGAGACTGGAGGTAGAAAATGAACTCAATTGTTGAGCCTCAAATTAGTTGGTCGCCAGACCAAATGATTGAGATTACTTTAAATGAACCTGATGATTTTCTTAAGGTAAGAGAAACACTGACTCGTATTGGTGTGGCCTCAAGAAAAGAAAAGAAGTTATATCAGTCTTGTCATATTCTACATAAACAAGGCAGATACTATATTGTTCATTTCAAAGAATTATTTGCATTAGATGGTAAGAGAGCTAATATCACAGTGAATGATGTGCAAAGAAGAAATCGCATCATCCAATTACTTTTAGACTGGGGATTGGTTTCTGTTGTATCAACTGATAAAGTTAACGACATTGCACCATTGAATCAGATTAAAGTTATTTCTTACAAAGAAAAGAATGACTGGAATTTAGAAACTAAATACAACATAGGTAAAAGAAAAAAACCAGAGGAGGATTGAAATGGTTATTAAGATGGACAAGTCTCAGGAATTTATTAAAAGTGGTAAAAAATTAATTAGTGAATATGATGGTGCTAATCTGAAAGAAGATGAGGATCAAAAACCAGAACTATTAAATGAAGAAGTGTTACTATCTTAAAAACTTGTATAGATAGTTATGTGTTTAATTCAAAACAATCTATGCATAATCTCATATCGTTCAATAGTTTACGTCCTTGGATGAATGTCGAACGTGAGACATCTCCAAATGATTCAGTTGATGATTACTTTGAGTGTATTTCGGAATGTGATGTAAGAGATAAGTCTTGCGTCAGCAATTGTAGAGTGCTGCTAGACTAGGGAGGAAACCGAAGTGTTGTTAGGGGGTTCACCACCCCTTATTTTTTTGTCTGCTGTTATAATTAGTAGTGTCGCCTTCGGGGACACAATTTACACTCGCTTACTTAAGGAGAACTATGAACTTACAAAGGTATCGTGCTGCCGATCTAGGAGAATTAATGGATCGCATCACAAAAAACAGTATTGGTATGGATACTTATTTCGATAAGTTTTTTACTGAGACCATAACAAACTATCCACCTTACAATCTAATACAGGTAAATAACTCTGAGTCTCGTTTAGAGATCGCACTTGCTGGATTCAAAAAGGAGGAAGTCCATGTCTATACTGAATACGGAAAATTATTCGTTGAAGGAAAGAAAAAGGATAAGGAGACAGGATCCGAGTATGTCCATCAAGGACTGGCTCAGAGATCTTTCACAAGAGAGTGGGCTTTTTCAGACGATGTTGAAGTCAGAGAGGTTCAATTCAAAGATGGACTTCTTACCGTTAAGTTGGGTAAAGTAGTACCAGAACATCATGCAAGGAAAAATTATCTTTAATGATTAAAGGATACGGTATATTAGGGATCTTGACGATCCCTTTTTTTATTGGTATAATATTGTTAACTGTATAAAAATATGGATTATTTTCTAAAGAAACTCGCAAATATTCAAAAAGATAAACTTTTGCATTTTTTCTGGGGAGCCATTCTTTCTTTTATTCTTATGCTTTCTTTTGGAATAGTTGGAATGTTTATTGCTCTTATTATTCCAGCGATAAAAGAATTATATTACGATAAGTATCTGGGGAGAGGTAATTGTGAGTGGGCAGATTATTTTTATTCAATTGCCCCAACTATAATGTTAGCAATTTTTAAATATTATTAAAATGTCTATTTAGTTATTATATTTAAAATCTGGTGAGCAAGTTATTTCAGATGT